CTTCACCGTGTTTAATGACATCGGTGTTTGTAGTGGTGATGAGGCGTTTCCCGAACAAAGTGTCGTAGGGTACGCCGTCTCTGACAACTTCACTTACAGTGTCACCGATGTCATTGTGCTGCCATTCGAGAGCGTCATTCAGAGTTGTAGTACTCATGATGAACGCTTCGGTACGCAACCGCTTGGTTTCCACAAGGTTGATGAGATTTCTAAGGTCGGATTTGCTCAAGCGCATATTAGAAGAGTCGACCGAATTACCCGTTACATCAATGGCGGTGTCTAGGATGCTTTTGAAGTAACGGTCCTCCTGCTCCTGCATATCGTACAGCAAGTTGATTTGGATAATCCTCGTGATAGGCATCCGAATGTTCCTGAGCTCCATCTCATTCTTTTCCATTACGGGGGACTGGAACTTGGAGAACGGAACAATGAACTTGGAGCCGGTAATGTACTCTGCCTGCGGTTGTCCGCGGAAGGTCATTCGCAGAGCGTAGGAGTCTGGCTCTTTGTCGATCAGCAGGTAGCCGGTATCGCTGTTATTTTGGTCGATTTGGTATCGCGGGTCCTCGGTTGTAACCGTCTCAAAGGCGTCACCAAAGTAGCGGCGCATGACACCATCTTCGCGAAGTTTTTGCCTAATGAACCGGCTTCCGGCTTCCGCCGCTTGTTTAATCATACTTGGGTCTTCAACGATAGACATAAAGTGTTCGTTGAATTGTTCGGTAGAAATGTTATCGAAATTCATTGGCTTGGCCTCCTTTTTAAAGGGATATTAGTAACGCTTAATGATGAGGATGCGGTCGGGATAGAGCGGATACACTTCTTCAACGATAGCGACGTGCAAGTGATCCTCGCTACCATCTTCGGCTACAGGAACCAGCACGCCATTGCTAACTTTAAGCAATTGTCCCTTTTCAGGAGCGTCGGGATAGCCTTCTTCACCATCATAATTAAAGACAGTGGTGATCGCCGGTACGGAACCGCGAGCAATTGTTACGGCATTGACAGCTTGATTGTCGTACTGGTACTTCATTTCCAAAACGGGATACGCCAGAGTGGTATCAGTAGCAAGTTCCCATTTACCTTCCTCGTTTTTAGTGAGCCACAGTCCATCGTGGATGGTCTTGGGGTCTACACTGTCGTCCAAAGTTGCGGTTTCCCAAATGGTGTTGGTAGATCCGTAGACAAGCTTGAATTTTTGGTCTTCGTGCATGAAGTTTGGATTAATATTCATTCGGCAATGCCTCCCTCGTTAGGTTTTAACCCATGGAATTTAAGATGAATCTTGTCAGAGCATCTTCGGTTCCATGATCCGAAGATGTTTTTTCAATTGAACCCACCCGCAGAAAGTTCATACTGGCGGCTTTTTCTAGGGAGAGAAGCTCAAGCTCCTGCTGGCGGGGGTCCATCTCATTAAGTGTTTCAAGCATCTCCGGCACATCTTCGTAGCGGATAGCTTCCCGAGAAGCCAACTTGAACAAGCGTTCTTGGTTTTTCTCATATGTTTCCAACTTTTGTTCTGCGTTAGCTCTCTTTTCAACTTCCTGTTTCAAATCTTCTTGCATTTGTCTGAGTGCGGAAGCGGATTTTCGGAGCAACTCCACTGTCTTTTCCTCCACATGCCCACTCCCCACTCCTGTTTTTCTTTGGGGGGTGCGCATCCGTTCTTGTAGACGAGATGCAACCTTTTCAAGAATCTCTCGCGCACGCTGTGTATCGCCGGCCAAGAGTGAGTCCTTTAACTCCTGGCAGACAGGCGATGGTTCATCGGATTTAATGCCCTCCAAGAGTGTCTCCTTCAAACGTTGTTTGGCAAAATTTTCACTCTCGAGCGTTATTCCATCTCCCGTGATGGCGTTACTTTCGGCACGAGCCGCATCCGCTTCTCCGGCCACTTTTTCAAGTTCCGAGATCAACTCGTCGATGGCAATTCGCTCTTCTGCGTGTGCCACCTTTTCGGTACTTGTGACCTCTTGGATAATTTCGTTGATTCTGGCCATATCCACCTTCACGCCCTAGCCCCCTTTCAACAAATATTGTATCACATTTTTTTAAAGCGTGTTGACTGGCTCTCCCTCTGCGTTGTCAACGTATTCGTCGGGACTGGAAATGCCGCCCTGGTGGGAGGAAAAGTCGTAATCCCTAACAATTCGGCCCACGGAAATCAAGTGGTCTGTAGCTAGTTTGACAAAAAGCTTACCCTTAGCACTGCCCTCGCCAAATAGCTCTTGCACGGCGGCGATTTTTTCTCGTTGTTGTTCCAAGAGTTCGTTCGCAGCTTCTTCAACCAAAGACACTCCGGCTTGAATAATATTTTCCTTCAGAGTGGCCTTGGCTTCTTCGGTTGCCGCGGCCGCACTTTGTTCCATGGCTTGTTGGGCTCGCTCGATGTTTTCAATATCTTGCTGTGTTAGCTGTGGTTCGGATTCTCGCACCTGTTGGGCTACCTCTTGTTTTGCGGCCTCTTCTTCCTCCGGGGTTTTTGTTGGGGTTGTGGGATTTGCCACCTTGGTCAGTCCAAAAACCTCGTCAATCATAGCGCTCAAATCTTCCTCGATGGATCTCGAGGCTTCTTTTTGCATCGGCTCCTCATCATCCACTAGTCCCAGTCTTTCCAAAATTTCACCTATGGTTGCACTCACTTTGGTACCTCCTTCGAATTTAAGATCGCCATTGCCGCAATGGCGGCTGCACCCGGCTCTTGCCAGGTGTCTTCCACTGTGTACACGTTACAATCGGAAGCTTGTTTGCAAAACAGGTCGTATTCAGTATAAAGGTCCGCGATGCTCTTTGACGGTTGCAATACCGCCGAAGCGTATTTACCGAACCCGTACCCGAAATCCGCCCTGTTTGTTTTATCAAAAGATGAAAATACTTTTGCCAACACCTTCCAATCATCCGCGGTGTTCGTGGCGCTAATCCCCAGCATAGCTACAAGTGCTGGATTCCTAGCTAAAAAACGAGCGAGTTTGCTTTCGTCTTCCCATCGTTTGGCTATATTGGAAAGAAGATATGCCGCGGGGATACCTACGAAAATCCTCCCCCCTAAGTTCCCGGCAACCTTCTCCATGGTTTGGGGACGAGCGTCTTCTCGGTTGGTGTTATCCCTAGCACCCATGCCCCAGGTTAGTCCCACCGTTCCAGCGGTCACTAGTGGAAGTAGAGCAGGATATTTTTTAAATACTGCATCCAGTCCTTTGGCATTAAAATCTGGAAGGTGATCCAAATACGTGCCGTACAAGGTGTGTAAAGCTACCGCAGCCGGAATGGTCAGTCGACGATTTGCCAGATTTCGCTTTCTTCGCTTTGTCTTCTCTTCGGACAATTTTACCATCCGAGGAAGAAGATAGGGTCTTAATGCGGACCGCTCTTCCAGATATGGGATGAACATCTTAACAAGCTTGCTGTCCACCTCTCCGTCAAACGGGCGAAAATCCTTCGCATTTGGAACGGTGGTTCTGTGCTTCAAAACGTTTAAAAACTCTTCTTGATCCAGTAGTATTCCAAGTACAGCCAGTGTGGTCAGGACGTCCGAAAGAGGGAATGAACGCGTTCTCTCCAAAAGTGATTCGGGTAAAGGCGTCTCTTTTTCCTTCATCGCGTCCAGCTCTTCCATTAAAAGCGAAGCCATGTGTGTTGCCTTGGAAGATAAAATTGTCCCAGGTATTTCTTTGATAATGTCCGATTCTTTTTGAATCCCTTCTTCGCTTGCCACTTTGGCTAGGACTTTGGCGGTTCTGTCAGCACCTACCCAAACGAAGGAAATATCAAAGAATCGTGGATTGGGGTTGATTGCGTACACCTGTCTACCATCTGGCAGAATTTCACACATGTGATGTTTCAAATGCGTACAATACTGCGCCCGGGTGTATGCTTTGTTCCCGCAGATGGAACATACGTCAAACTTTACCTTACACCCCATCGATACGTCCCACAACTTGCCATTGTCAGCATCGGCAGCTATGTTTGGAGCCTTACTTCGGTCAAGTTGAACAATAAGTTCCACGCGGTGCATGCGGGGATTGTAATGTGCCAAAAGCACCTTCCCGCTCGCTTTTTGGGGGTCCTTGTTTTTGTGATGTACATAAACGAACCCAAACGTTTCAAACGTCTTGTAGGAGCGGAGGATATCGTCCCGACGAAAGAAGTCTCCATTGACGTTGGGGCCCCATATTTCTCCTGCACCAAGAGCTGTGAGCAAAAGAAACACATATCTTGGATCGGGTTTAATGTTCTCATCGATGAAACGTTGTATTTCTGGCGAAACCTCTGTTGCGATTTTTGTTAAAGGGGTCGAAGGGGAGATTTCTTCGATTGTGCATTCTTCGAATTGTTGCTGAAACAAAATTTGTTTGACCAGCATGCCTTACTCCCCTTTCGACTAGCGTTTCATTTGACTATCGAGCCACTCCATCGCTTTGGCTTGCACGAGCGCCTTAAAGGCTGCATCGTCAATTGGGACTTTCTCCAAATTGCGAAGTCGTTCTATTTCTTTGTCGACATCTTCCTTGCGAGGATTGTCTACGCCCACCGCACGCAAGTAGTCAGCGTAATCTTTAGCGGCCCGCGTTAGGAGAATTTCTCGCTCCAGCGGAGATTTTACTCTTTGTTTTAATTGCTCTTCGGCTCTCGCTTGGCTAGCGGCCGCCGCCCTTACTCCGGCTAGGACGCCCTCTGACATATTCGTCAGGGCTCTGGCTGATTCCGAAAGCGGACCGCGAATTGTTTCCGCTATCCTCCTAGTTCGCTCAGCGTCCACCCTCGAACGATCCGATTCAATCCTGGCGAGATTTTGTACAACGTTGATGCCGAGGAGTTGGTCTCCGCCTGGATATGTTGTAGCGTCCAAGTATGGCTTGACAACAACGGGATGCCTTGCAGAAGTGGGATTGAAGTCCACCATCACATCAAAATGCTCTCTCGCCAAAGCATTCCCTTCGTACTCGGGGAACCGTTTAACAAATTTAGCCCAGAGCTTATCTGCTTTTCTCTCGTACCGATCGATGGCTTTTCCCGCGAGATGGCCACCCAATGTGCTCGCAGCACCAATGACAGCTGGAATTGCGGCTGTCGCTAAGTGGGGCGCAATCGCAGAAGCGGCATTACCCACGCCCTTAAGCACGGCTTTTAAAACCGCTCTTCGACTCGCTTCTTTTGTCAGCTGCAACTTTGGTCCACCCCCCGTATTTTTCTTTAATTCATCTCTATAATGCCTCAGCGCCAAACCCGCCGCCAAAGCCCCCCCACCAACCACAGCTAGGTTGCGCATAGAACGCATGGCTCGCTTAGCGTTGCGGGAGAGGCCTTTGGGATCGAGGTGGTCAAGGAACTCTTGCCCCTTGCGTCCCAGCACTTTGAATTCGTCTCCGGCCCCTTTTAAAGCGACGAGTCCTTCGTCCAACTTATCCATGGATTGGCCCCAGCGTGACGCCCCTCGTTCTATGTTGGAAAGAAAACCGCCCAACCTTCGGCTGGCATCTCGCATTCTCGCTTGGTAGTAGTCTTTGGCAAGTCTGGCGGCTTGGTAGGCTTGAATGATGTCAGCAGGAGCAATTGCTTCCTTGACCAAATTGCCGGCCACGGCAGACCCCCCTACTCTTCGTCTTCGCCTTCGTCGTCCTTCTCGCTAAGCTCTTTTAGGAGTTCTTCTGCTTCTTCTTCACTGAGTTCGTCGATGAGGGCGGCTAGGTAGGCGAGTTCTTGATTTTCTTGGTTTTCTTCGGCCTCGGCAATCGCCGCCGCCAGTTCGGTGTTGTTGGCAGCCGCTTCTTTCAGAAGCTCTTCTACTTCCTCGTCACTAAGGCCCTCGACTATCTCTTCGATCTGCGCAATTTTTTCGAGTTCTTCGCGGTGCTCAAAAATGGCTTCTGCCAAATACTCTGGATCAAATCCAGTATAGTACGCAACCTTCACGAGTGCCTCCTCGAAATCTTCGGCCGCCTCTTTGGCGAGTTCGTATTCTTCCTCTAGTTCTGCGTTGAGATCGCTGGCGATTTTAGCTAACCCTTGTTCGAAAAGATATTCAGCCAATTCCTCTTCGGAAATGCCATAGGCTTGTGCGATTTTTTGCAGTTCTGTCATTGCGTTTCCCTCGCTTTCTCGAATCTTTTTCTTGCGATGCTTATCCGCTAAGCGTCCACCTGCGGCGGCGGAAACGCCGCCAATCCCCGCTGCGGTGATGCCGATCATGGCATTTCGAAGCAAGGGATGCACCTTTCGTAAACGATTGGCGGAGGCTGACTTTTCCATGTGGTCCCCCTCCAGTGTGCAACAACAAGAAGTGTCGGGGCACTTCTTGTTGTTTTCTTTTTACAACCCTAAGTCGGCGGCAACCTTTTCCAGGCCTTGGGCGATAATGTATTCGATCTCCTCATCGGTCAAGTCCAGTTCTGCGGATGCTACCTTTTCAGTTTCTTTGCGGTTTTTGATTCGGTTAATGCCATAGGCTGCGGCTCCGGCAGTACCGATTGCGGCAGCTCCAATTCCAACGCCTCTCGCAACGGGATTTCGGGCAAGATTGCCTACACCTTGTCTGGCCCTTTGGAAGGCTTCGGTTAGTCGAAGTTTCATTTCGTTGCCAAAGTTAGCTCCGTCCAAAATACGGGCGTCTCGAAGAGAGGCTACCTTTTGGAACCCTTCTTGTATGAGGTAGTCAAGTTCTTCGGGGGTAACACCGTAAGCTGAAGCCACTTTTTCAAATGCGTCGTAGAGGACTTCCTCCTCATAGTCCGAAGCGATCTTCTCTAAGCCTTGCTCAAACAAATACTCCAAATCCTCGCTCGTCAGGTCATTTTCTTGGGCAAACTTTAAAAGTTCGTTCATGTTGTCTTTACCTCCAATTGTTTTTTGTTTTAACCGATGTACCCACGCTGTCCTGGTTCCATCCTGCGGGGCAGATTCTTGACGGAAAAACGATTGGTCAAGGGAGCGTCACTCAAAATTTGATTTTTGGCGTTCTTCGTTTTGGTTGCCGTGTCTTTTAGTTCGGCGTACGCAATTGCGGCTCCGAATGCTTTTCCTGGAACTTTTTTCGCTCCCGCAATGAGTCCCTTTACTGTAGCAACTTTTTGCAAGTCTTCTTCGTAAACTTGCCTTTCGGTCAACATTTTACCATACGCCGCAACCTTTTGCAAAAGCGGATCGCTATCGTCCACGATGTAGTCACCCTCCGGAATGGTAACGGAGTCGTAGTCCACCTTGGCACCTTCGCAGGCGGCTTTGAGCAAATCCTCTGGTCCACCCACTTTGCGAACAGCAATAAAAACAGGTGTGGGTCCGTGGTCGCGAATTCTGCTGATGAGCCGCTTTATAATCCACGGGCGCTCTTCCATTGTTTTTATTGCAATATCGTCCAGACGATCTTGGAGCTTTCGTTCCAACTTCACCACTTCGGCGAAGTCGATCACCTCGGGAAGTTTCACCTCCTCTGGGGACTCCTCTACATCGTCGAGCGTAAAATGGATGTCGTCCAGCTCCTCCGAACCCACCGATTCGCTCGGGGTGCGTTGCGAATACAGAGCTCTTACTACTTTCTCGGGATCGGCCACGGCGAACTCAAAGGTTTTGTCCTTTACCGTCTTAAACAGTTTTAAGAATACCTTGGTGTTGGCATATTGGCACACTCTAGCAATTTGATCGGGGTTTAATTCTTCTCGCTTGGCAATATCAACAATGATAGATTCGAGAAGGTTACTTTTGTCGTCTCCATCAATTTGGTTAAAATATCGCTCACAAGCTTCCTCACCTAGTTTCTTGCAGTCCACGTTTCCACCCCCCTCCTTTCCTCTTATTGTAACATAAAACTTAGGGTCACTGTTTGGATTGTGTCCTGTATTTGTCGAACGTTATAGGGGCTCCGGTGATGGGGTTTAAAAAGACAACCTTCTCGTCGGCTAAACGTCTTGCAAGATCGTCAAGAGCTCGTTCGTGTTTTTTTGTGCCTGGTTTTAAGACTTGGTGTTTTCGAACAAGGCGCCTAAGGCCCTTGGCTGGCACTTTTAAGGGTTGACCTTCGAACAGTGCCCTGCCATCCCCATCGTAGTGCCACTTATTATAAATACTTCTTGGTTGGAACTTGTATTTATACCCGAAAAGGGGGTGGGGCGCATACATCTTGGTCTTCATGAACTCTTCTTTGTTCCACTTAGCATTTTCAAATCCTTTGAGATCCTCCTCGGTTTGGAACGGCTGCTTTAACCCCACCTCTCCTAATGCTTGATATTGTCTCCTGAGTGCGTTTACAATTCTTTCTCGATTTTGCTCCCCTAGGTTTTCTACGCTCTGTTCAATCATGTCCTTGATCGTACCGCGATCGTCGCGGAAGTTGCGCTTCTCCCATTGTTCAAGTTCTTTTAGATAGGCTACCTTCTGCAACCCCTCCCTTTGTTTTCTGCGTCTTTTGTGTAGGGCGATTCCGGTGCCGATTGCTGCCGCGCCCAAACCAACGCCCAATCCAATCTTAGCATTGCGGGATAGACCTTTGTGTTTTTGGATGGATTGAGAAAGCGAAGAACCTGGGATGTGCAACAGGTTTGGATCAATATCTTGTTTTATTAAAATTTGTTCGACAGGATTCCCTGCTTCCTCAAATACGCGCTTTCTCCCTCTCGTCCCGTAATACTTTAGTTTGTTTAGTTTTTTTGGATCTTTTGGCGTGACGGCTTCTTCGGCAAGATACCTTGCAACTACTGAGGGATCGTAAATCGGATGGTCTTTAATCTTGTTGACTTCTTCGATTGCCCTCTTTAGTTCATCGGGAGACAGGCCCCTCCTTTTGAGGGCTTCAATTTCAATTTTAGCCACTTCATCTTTAGATAAATCCGCCATTCTTCTTTTGATTTGCTTCGCCAATCGCGCAGGGGCGGTGTGCTCTCTGTGGACCATCAGTTCCGTTATTGGTTGTCTGGCAAATCCAACATGGCCCATGGTGTGAAGGGGTTTTTCGGCAGACACGTCAAAGACCATAGCGTTTTGTACGTTGGGATAAAGTATTTTTGTACCTTTTAATTCCGAAGGCCTTTTTAATCTGATCCTCGTGCCCTTGTCTATGGATACGCCTTTGGGGAGATTTTTTAAATCCTTGGGAATGTCTTCCCATAATCTTTTTCCACTCTTGTCAACAAGAAAGTCTCTGGCGTACATCTCGGTGGTGGGTTCAGTCCCGAAATAAACCCCTTTGCCAAAGCTGCTGCCTTCCCCTGCTCTCAAACCTTGGGCCAAAATGCTCGGTATATTTTTTGCTCTTGTTCCGTGATAGATATTAGGATCTCTGGTTTCTCTCAAACGTTTTACAGCCCGATCGGTTCCTCCGTACATTCTTTTCAGAAGTTGCCAGTATTGCTTCTTCCTTCGGGCGTCATATGATGCTGCTAGTTTCAAAAGATATTGAAAATCCACTTTTGGTCCCCCTTAAATGAACGGTCTTTTCGTAAACAAATGCGCTACAAACTTGGCATACAGTGTTGCCTGAAACCCATCGTCCGGTCCGTCGTGGTCGTAGAGAAACTTCCTGCTTCGTTCCGAATATTCCTTTGTCAACGAGGTAAAATCGTCTGCGAACGAACGGTTGTTGTCGAACTTAAACGGTTTGTTCGTGTATTTCCATTCAGGGAAAATCACCAGGTTTTCTTGAATAGGGATAATCAGGTTATCCATGATGCGGGTGCGGTCCGTGATATACATTGATCTATCTTGGTCCCACTTGTAGGAAACCCCTTGGTTGGCGTGGAAAATTTCCCACACTTTCTCAAAGCCCAATATCTCTTGGAGTCTTAGATTTTCCTTGTGTCCCGCACCGTGGTCGCAGCCTATCACTTGGCACCTAAATGCCCGAAACAGCCTGACAATTTCTCCTAAGATTTCGTCGGGCTTTTCGTTGGGGGCGAATTTGCGGAAGTAGTAAATTTGGAATCGCTTAGAATCCACGAACCCACCTACAACACAAACGTTAAACGATCCTTTGTTCTCTCCCCAGTCCACCCCCATAAAGACGTGATTGTTCTTGGTGACAGAAGTATCGAGGGCGGTTAAAAACGGACCGGTTGCCGCCGCTTGGATCATCGCTTGAGTAATCGGCCTATCAGATGAGTCGTAAGAAAGTCCGAAGACTTCGTTGTATACTTGGTGTTTTGGGTACCTTTCTACTTTGCTCAAGAGGTCTTTCCAGTCAGCGGGGCGCTGCACTCTGCCTGTCTGTAACTGGCTGATGTGGAATCCTGCCTCTTCGCTCGAGGGGTTCATTTTGATCCACATTCCATTTTGAGTTCGTAGGGGTTTGCCGCACTTCTTGCAAATAATTCCGTTTTTGCCAAGAAGTTTTTCCGGCTCCGAGTCCATGCGGTTGTATGTGTTGCACCCTTGGCACTTGATGACCCAAACTGCTTGGAAACTTTGTTGCCATTCTTTTTCTAGGTGGTTGTCAAATGTTTTGGGTGTACCCGTGTACATGAGGAGTTTGTAGTCGGAAGCGGTAAGCACTTCTCTCAGAATTGGCACGTTATCTGAAAGTACGTCCTGGAATTCGTCGATGCCCAGCATATCCGCGGAAAGACCGCGCATGGTGTCGGCGGTTAGAAAAGCATAGCCAATAAAGATGGTGGATTCGTTGATAAATGTTTGTTCGAACACTTGATCCGTTGTGTTGGTATCCACGAAATACTTACTGATGAATTCCGAGGTGCGTATGCTTTTTCGCAACCTGTCGTTAGAGAAGATTCTGGCTTGCTTCGCCGTAGGGGTTACGTAAATGGATCTAAAAAAAGGAATTAGGGCGGAGTAGGTGATATATCGGTTGGCTTGCGTTGTGGATTTTTCCACCTGTCTGGATGTTTTCAAAACTAGCTTTCTGTACATGTTGTCATAGATAGGCCGAAGATACTCGCGCCAATTCCATGAACGTTTGGGGTCGGGATCTTTAAATCGAAAGGGTTTTCCCTGTACTGGAATGAAGGCCTCTGTGAAGTCTGATGGTCTCATCCTGATTTTATAGCGCACATTTTCACCCCCCCCGTGCTTATTATACATGAAAACAAAAGTGGGTGCTAAAAAAGAGCCCTTTCAAGCTCTTTTATTCCCCAGGATCTTCGCCAATTCTGCCTTTTGTACACCATTACGGAAATTATGTGCCCTGGTTGTGGTATAAGGACAATAACAAAGGAAGATAGTATCCTTTGATTACTTCATTCAGGAGGAGATTATTGAATGGAAAAAACATGGTCTAAAAAACTAGAGAACTCAAAAGTCCGTTGGTCCGGGCAAAGAATTCCGGGAGATCAACCTCTCAGTGATGAGGCGATTCGTTCTTTTGAGGCGATTTTGTCTATGTTCTCCTCGGGTTTGCTGGAATTTACCGAACAAATCTTTGACCAAATTGAGTTTCAAGTCGATCCTGCGAGAAATCTCTGCACCCTCAGTTTCAGCAAGATGATGAGTGGCGGCGACAAAACTGTGTCGCATCAAGCCCTAAACAAAGTTTGGCCAGGTGCTGGTCCCTTCGGAGAGGTTAGTGGTTCCATCTTCCTGATCAATGACAGTGTGACCGGAGTGGTTTTGGCTGAAGGGCATATCTTCATGCTTAGGCTCGAGAAATACGAAAACGCTGCGGCAAATGATGGGGATAATCTTAGGTGGAAGTTTGACGAAGTTTAGGGGGGATAGTGTTGAAATGCCCTTATGAGATGCAGGTGATTTTGCAACGAGCCGCTAATGGCAGAGTGCAGTGTTATGATCCCCAAAAAGGGAAGCAAGTGAAGCCGGATGAATTCATCGTTGTAGATGGGGGGAAACATACTGTCGCAGTTAGTTTTGGCGAGCCTCCTAGATATGTGAACGCGATGTCAGACGGCTCTCTAAGGCTGGGCGGAATCTTTGAGGGGCTTCAAACCATCGGCGATCAAAAAATAATCCTATATCGCCAACCCGAAGGTGAGCAACCCCCCGTAATGACGACAGACGACCTGGAGAACGTAAGGGGGTGTCCTGGGTGTCGCAGCGGGATGCTAAAAGCAACCGCACTTGTAGAGCAAGATCTTGATGTAGAGCTCCATCCCGAGCGGGGTGCTAAAGTTCGAGATGGGGAACAAAGAGAGCTCTTCATCGTGATGCTCCGTTGTGACAAATGTGGATGTGTAATTTGGAATATGCCTGTCATTGAGTACTTGCGTTCACTCAGATAAAGTCTGGAAATAATTTCCTCTCAAAGTGGTATAAGACTTGTAAGAAGAAATTGGGAGGCGGTTTTGTCTATGTTCAAGACGAAAATTGACGTTCTCAAATCAAAAATCATTGCTGCTGGTAATGAGTATTGTTCGGCAGACCTGAAGGCCTTAGACGAGTTGGTTCGGGATTGTGAATCCTATGTAGTGAGTGTAACTACAATGGAACGTATTCTTACAATTCAACGCCATCGCCTGGATCCCGAATCGTACCGGGAAGCCATGCAAAGGGCCGACAATCATCGAAGGATGCTCCACGAAGCTCTGATGGCAAGCTTAGAGATGGTTAACAGGATGAGCACCCAGATTTACGGGGGCGAAAAATTGTTCACATTCGCAGACCGCCATGAGGCGGCGGAGATTGCGATTCAAATTGTGGACGAATATTTCGAGAGCGGGCAGACTACCTAGGTAGTCTGCTTTTTTAGCTGGGAAGAGGTGATTGTATGGAAGTGTGTATCAAATGCCCGCACTGCAAGGAGGTTTCTCCGGCAAAAGTGTGGGAAGAAATTGCCGGGGGGATTGATCCCGTTTTGCAAGCGCGAGAAAAGACGATGGCTTCTTTGGAGTGCCCAAAATGTCAAAGGGTCGTAAAGGGTCACCAATTGACCGTCTGTGAGCGAGACAAAGAACTGCTGGGAAGGGTCACCAATTGGACAGGTAGCATTGTCATAATTGATCCTTGCTGGTTAGAATTTGGCGTGCCCGACTTGGCGCGGAAAGCCCACGACCTAAGATTTGACGCTAACCAAGGTGGAATGTTGTTTTTGGATTCGGAGGAAAGTGATTCGGCTGTCGGTTTTTCTTGTGATCAAGACCAGATTTGCGAAGTATGGGCACACTATGAATCTTTTCCCGGACGCGGCCGGGTAATTTCAAAAATAGAAATCCTATTATCTAAACAAAAGGAGGAATGACCGTGTATTGGTTAATGATCGGGTGTTTTGCTGTTGCGTTTTTGGCAAGCCTTGCTGAGTATCTGTTCTTGCGATTCCTGATGGCGATACGAAACATCTTCACGATCTGGGAGTCAATCTAAACTAAGGGAGTGATGCCTGGTGTACATGGAGTTTATTCGCTCTTGTGCCCCCATGCCAGAGTTTGAAGTTAAAATTACTGCGGGCGGCACAACTTACTTGATGACCGACGTCATCGAATTACACAAGACGCAAGTTGTGGGCCTTGTGTCGGATGGACCCGCCGCTGATAAAAAGCTCGTGGCGTTAAACTTTAATCAGATCTCCTCGTTTCAGGTGCCACCTAAGTTTGAAAGGTTGTACTTGGAGATTATGAGACGAGTGAACCTCCACCTCCAAACATTGTCAAAGGGCAATATAAATGTTTTGAACGCCAAGCCGGAAGCTTTGTACAATGCCTTTTATCACGTCTTGGGGCGGGACGGCAGCACGCTGTTTAGGGAGTTGAGCGAGTAGAAGTTCGAAAACAGTATCCTTTGATTACTTCATTTGGGAGGAGTTAGACTTATGACAAAAGGTGACGAGTTGAAAACAATTAAGGCTGAAGAACCTGATTGGTGGGAGGCCATAAAACCAACATCGACCTCTGTCTTCATTCACACAGAAAGCGAGACTGTAAAGAAGCACCTGACGGGACTTTTGAGGATGTTCTCTACGGGTTTATTCGACCTTTCGAGAGGACTTTACGATGCCGTTGTGTTTAGTGTGAATCCCGAAAACGGTGTTTGCACCTTGACGTTTAAAAAGCTAAACGAAAACAGCATCCTTGAAGTTGTGTCTCAAAAGAAGATTTCCGATTGTGAGCTGGTGGAAGACGAACTGGTGAAAGTAAATGGGATTATCCTCTGGTCACATTGGGAAAGTAACGAAATCACCGGGTGGGCTACGATTGGGGAAGAGTTTTTTGTCTTCAAGCGAGAAATGAGTTCAGACATCCCTTTGTATTCCGACAAAGAGCAATTTCGTTGGAATGTTCTGAACGCCGAGCCGGAAGCTTTGTATAATGTCTTTTATCACGCCTTGGGGGGGCGGAAGCACACTGTTTGAGGAATTAAGCGAGTAGAGGTTCAAAATGCGGAGTGCCACTCCGCATTTTTTTAGCTTGTTTTTCTTATATGTCACTTCGGTTACGGAAATTATGTGCCCTGGTTGTGGTATAAGGATAATAACAAAGGAAGTCAGTATCCTTTGATTACTTCATTTGGGAGGAGTTAGACTTATGACAAAAGGTGACGAATTGAAAACAATTAAGGCTGAAGAACCTGATTGGCGGAAGGACTTAAAAGACCTTTGGTGGGATAGGGGCCTGAAATCAATATCGACTTCTGTCTACGTTCACACAAAAAGCGAGACTGCAAAGAAGCACCTGGCGGGACTTTTGAGGATGTTCTCTACGGGATTGTTCGACCTTTCGAGAGAATTTTACGATGCCGTTGTGTTTAGTGTGAATCCCGAAAACGGTATTTGCACCTTAACGTTTAAAAAACCAGACGAAAACAGCATCCTTGAAACTGTGTTTCAAAAGAAGATTTCCGATTGTGAGCTGGCGGAAGGCGAACTGGTGAAAGTAAATGGGATTATCTTCTGGTTACGAGATAACGAAATCACCGGGTGGGCTACGATTGGGGAAGAGCTTTTTCTCTTCAAGCGAGAAGCAAGTTCAGACACCCCTTTGTATTCCGACAAAGAGCAGTTCCATTGGAATGTTCTGGAAGCCAAGCCGGAAGATTTGTACCATGCCTTTTACTACGCCTTGTGGCGGAACGGAAGCACACTGTTTAAGGAATTGAGCGAGTAGAAGTTCAAAATGCGGAGTCCCCCTCCGCATTTTTTTAGCTTATTTTACTTTTCCTTAACTTAAATTGATTACACAATTCTGATTTCTGAACTCTCCTGAAC